CTGTACCACCTGAAACTTCATCGTCTGCTGTACCTACTGCACCAGCAGCATTATTTGTAGGAAATATTAACTTTGCAAAGAAGGCTGTTTGAGTACCTGTAAAATTAATTCCAAATCTTGCACCAGTCGTTGTAAGTACAGTTTGAAGAATTAAACAAAACTTAAAATGATATCCACCTGGTGGAAGTCTCCGCCAAAGCTCCCATACCTTTTGTCCAGTCGTGAGTAAATTAGAAAATGTATGTTTCAACATACCTTTAGGACTATCTAACAACCGAACTATACCATCTTCTCTTGCTTCTAAATATAGATCATTACGACTGTAGCCTACTGCACTGGCCCAAGTCACTTGTCGAATATGATGCTGAATTAAATAATCAATGTTGCAAAATCTTCGTACCGACATTGCTAACTCATCCATCCGCATACCTGCAACTAAAAGTTGAATACTACAATTTGCACCTGATGTAGCTCCCCATGATCCGCTTGGTTGCCAACTCATGACTCCACCATCTGTAATCAAATAAGCATAATTCGTATCTACATTATAAGTAAAAGATATAGAGTGCCATGCATTTTCTGCCATGACTGCACTTTCCCGAAGCGTTGACGTACCATTCTTATAAACTTTTAATTGTGCTCTATCTGAAGAAACAATTCTTAATGCAAAACCATCTGTAGTATTGCCCATCGTGAGAATGTCTGAGTTTGTAGCATATCCAGTTGGAAGGAAAAACTTTAAATCAGCAGTAACACTTTCTCCCGCGTCATATGGTCCACCAAAAAATCCAAACGTTAACATAGTACCAACAGTGATAGCAGCACCATCCCAACCAGAGCCAGTATAATTAACAGCTATTATAGTAAGTGAACCAATGCCATCTTCATCATCTACATTATTTTGAAACTTAAAGAAATAAAACGATTCGTCGGGAAGTGGATCAAGCAGAGGCGAAGTAGTTATATCTCCTAACACTCCCCGACATGATAAAAAGGGACGAAAGTTACTATTGCCATCAACGCCACCAAAAGTAATCTGACGCTCAGTTGACCAATTCCCATTTGTAAAAATCTGAAATAATACTTCATCACCATCAAGACGTTGCCTCCTATCTCCTTCGTCTGGACTATCCGGCGTACCTGTTCCACTAAAACCAATAGTCAAAGCAAAAGAAACATTTACAAACTGCGCCTGTAACGCTGCTACAGCAATTTTTTCAGCGGTAACTGCAAGAGCATGAAGTTTATCTGTCTCAACTGCACCTGCCGAAATCTTTGCAGCCGTGACCGCAAGAGCATGAAGCTTTGCAGTTTCAACAGCACCTGCAGCTATTTTACCAGCTACTACTGCAAGAGCAAAAAGTTTATCAGTAACTACTGCACCTGCTTTAATCTTAGCTGCAACTACAGCGTCTGCTTTTATTTTATTTTCAGTGACAGCATCAACAGCAATCTTAGCTTCTTCTACAGCAGCATTAATTAATTTTGCAGTAGTTATAGCATCTGTTTTAATGTACTTGCTCTCAATTAAGTTTATTGTCGCATCAACGGTGTCTGACCAATCACCTTCATCCGGTGCTAATGAGACTACACGAACACGATAAAACAATTGAATTGGTACAGGATTATCCGGATCAGCAGCAGGAATATTTTGATGTGTCATATACTCATCAAGCACTGAAGTGACTTGTCCTTCAACGCCTTTCCAATCTACACCATCATTACGCAATTTATACCAATTAGTTTCATTACTTGAAACCTGTATTTCATAATGACTGAAATTGGTAAGATTATGTTGACGCTCCCAACTTAAAGTAATTCCATTAAAACCTATAGCATAGCAATTGGAAACTACTATCTTTGCAGCTACAGTGGTACCACCTCCACCAATATAACCTACTTGATCTTCTACTTTGGTTACATAACGTTCTTCTGCATCACGAATGGTTGTAACGATTGGCGGAGAAGTAATATCATTTTGTTCTTCCATTGACCCCAAAGTATAAGCATCTACGCCTTCGCATCGAATACGCTTATCTCCTTGTTCGTTCTCTATAATTTCAACAACTCGAAGACTTGTTGTTATATCTAAAACACCCTCATAAAAGTCAAGATACTCACCAACTACATAAGCTTCTCCAGTTGGAAAAGAGTATGTAAAATCAGCAAAGTCATACCACTTTACTAAACCATTACAAAGTCGATCAGAGTCTGCCTTACTTGTTATGTATCGAGCTTCTATCTCCCTAATCTTTTCTGTGCTGGGCACAAGATATTGTACTGATCTATTAATTATATTCCTATCAATTACTACAGGGTCGCCATTAATATCAAACCGAGTTATTGACCCACCTGCTGGTGAAGTAAACTTTACAAGGGCTCGTTTATACTTAGGCGTCCACGTGTTTAAAGTAACACTTGTCTTTGCCCAATTAAGATAAGCATTTAAAACTATGATAAGATCATAGTCAGTAAGCTGATACTTTGAGTGTACATCCAAAGTATCAGCACCTACCGGATACCAGTCGCCTGCTCCAAGTGTAATGTTACATTTATTTGTAGAGTCACCATCTGTAGTGTCTGAGAAAACAACTCTGTCAGTGAGCGTTAAATGAGGATGCCATGTGACTCGCACACCGCTATACTTTGTCTCAACCTTTTGTACCTTTAAATCATGATAAATCTTTGAATCATCTACAACTGTTTGAGCAGGTAATGAGATTGGAAATAAATCCTGTAATTCAAATATCCCACTGCCCTTACAATCATAAACATAGCCAAACTCAAATAAGAGTGCAGTAATTTCATCAAGATAAACAGCTTTGTCTTCGCGTTCAATTACGAAGTAGTCTATGACCTTATCAATAAGGATAAAATCCAATTCACCGTCAGATATTCCAGCTTCATAAAAAAGCTGGTGCATAATGCTTGAACCTTTATTAGCAGGGTCGCTCACCTTATAGTCTGCATATGCAAAGCTCTGATCAATTTGCTTTTGTAGTAAGATACCTTTATCATAGCCCTCAACGTTAAAGACTTTTAAACTTGCACCAACAGTATTTTCAAACGTCGGACGTATAAGGCCAACGAACCATAAAACATCATCCTTTTTTATTTGCAGAGGCAAATCAACGTTACTCGTGTTAAACTTATTTGCGGTTGTCTTATCTCTGACTGTAAATCGACAAGTATTTATAGTTGGCCCTAAACCATTATGTAAACATTGAGTCCGCTCAATATCACCACAGTGCTGAGTAATGTGTTCAAAGCCTGTACCAAAGTCAACCTCAATTGTAAAGCCCATCACATTCCCAAGATGGCAAGAGATTCAAACTCTTGACGTAGTAGGATAGCAAACTCTCGCAGCGTATTGCCTGCTATTGTATTATCGTGAACGTCAATATTTACTTCGATTGGTCGAGCTTGTTCGTAAGTAGCACCTACGCCTGCTGTTCCTGCAGCACCTCCAGCACCTCCAGCACCTCCAGCACCAGTAGGTGGAACATAAGGTTCTATAGTTAAACCTGTTGATACTCTATTAAGCGCATCTTTTAATGTGCCACCCCAGTCAATCCTTTTTATCTTTCTCCACTGGAATGTAACTGCATACCATATAACTTTGCCGAATGCTACTATCTTAGTTAACAGCCAACCTATTACAGCGCCAACCTTTCCAACTATAGTAGCAAATATTACTAAGGGCTTTTCCAAGAGTGCAAATATCTGTGCAACTATATCTAAGATCGGTGCAAAAGCATTTAAGATTGGAACAAGAGCTGCCAGCAGCGGAGAAAGCATAGCTCCAATAATATGTACGACTATGCCAATCACGTCAGCTATTGCTTTCCAAAAAGGCAATGTCTCTTGAATTAATGCACCCAACATCTGGAATATTTGTATAAAGATCGGCATAACATTAGTGAGCAACTGTATAAAAATATCTATGAGTGGGGACAGTGCATTTAATAATGGACCAACGGCCTGACTGAGTATCTTAGATAATGATTCGTTAATCTTTTCAATAAAGTTTTTGAATTCATCTGTTGACGTAAACAGACTTAATAAATGTTGACCCAAAGACTGAGCAGCACTACCAATAGTTTGAAGAGCACGAATACCAATTTCAACGGCAAAGTGAGCAACTGCTTCAGTGGCTTTCTCAAGAGCTCTGCGAAACTTTTGAGGAATTAATTCAAAGCGAGCCATTCCAGTTCCACCACCTCCAATGGCTGGTGCTGCGGCTGGAGTTGGCCCTGCTCTTCCACCACCACTTAGTCGATTAAGAATCTCCTGTATTCTGGCTTCAAGCTCAGCTAAGCCTGCTGTACCAAAAGCTCCTGCACCAAAAAGTCCTTTAATTGTTCCGGACATATTACCTACAAGGCTCTTGATCTTTGTAAACATTTCAATAGCTTTTTCTTTTGCTGCATCAAAGGCGTCTGTGAAAACTACTGCTATTTCTTGACCACCTTCTTTTAATAAAGCAGTACCAGTCGCTATAGATTCTTGAAGCTGACGCTTTCCTTCTGCAATTAGTTTATCACCAAAACCTCTTAGTCGCTCAAGGTCTCGTTCTAACTGTCGAATTGGAACAAGCGGCTTTCCTTCTCCACCCAATAACTCTACTATAAAGTTTCTTGCTTTCATGTAAACATTAGAAACTTTTGCCCAAGTCAATTTAAGCCAAGTCAGTATTGTTTCAAACTTGTCAATCAGCCATCCCTTAACCTGTTTATAGATGCCTACTACGACACCAACAATAATTGTTTTGATTCCAACCCAAATCTTTTGAAGGCCTTTACCAAGTTTCAACGTAGCTGCTTTAATCTTTTCCCAGTTCTTAACAATTATAACGACTAAGCCAATAGCCGCTGCTGCAATCAGTACGTATGGATTAGCAAGTAAACGTATGACTTGACCTAATGTGCCAAACACTTTAATCAAGCCACCTACCATCATTATTGCCGGACCCAAAGCCAACGCGGCAAGCGCTACGTTTACTGCGAAACGTTTCGTCTCAGGCGCCAAGTTAGAAAAGCGATCAGCAAGACCAGCTATAAAGTTTGAAAACTTTTCAATCATTGGAATAATTATAGGTCCCAACACGTCGCCTATCATAATAAGCGACACTCTTAATCTTTGAACAATTCGAGCAAATCGTTGTGCGATTGTTTTGCTGGCCTCTTCAAACGCTGTTTGACCAGAGCCTACTGCATTTGCAAGAGACTGAAAAATACCTGCAGTATTTTCTGCCTCTCCACCAAGAAGACCAAGTGCACCAATTACTGCTCGAGACTCTGGAAGTATTTTGATTAAAGCTGCTTCATTTCTACCTAAGGCATCATACAAGCGATTAAGAGCAACATAAAGCCCTTCTTCTCTAATTGTTTTCCGTAATCCCTCAGCAGACATACCTACAGCCGCAAGAGCGTCAGTTGCCTCTTTAGCCGGCTTAAGTAATGAAACCATAATAGCTCGAAAAGAAGTCATGGCTTCATCAGCAGTAAAATTAATACGAGTTAATGTAGCCATTATAGCACCAACTTGATCAAAGGACACACCCATTTGAGCGGCTATAGGTATTACTCGACCAATCGAAGTTGCTATTGAATCAGCCGAAGCTTTTCCTTCGCGCACTGTAGCAGTTAAAATATCCACGGCTTCTGCTGCATTAATATTTGCTGAACCATAAGCATTCATAACACCTGTCACAGCATCTGCAACAACCTTCGCAGAGCCTAACCCAGCAACAGCGGCTTTTGTCGAAGCTACTAAAGTGTCCATGGCTTCAGCTCCGCGAAGACCTGCAGAAGTAACAAAGAACATAGCCTCAGCTAATTCTTTTGGGGACTTTCCAAGCAGCGGTGCCAAATCCAATAAGTCCTTTCTCCAAAGGTCAACTTGTTTTCTTGACACGCCTACTAAGCCTACAATCTGCGACAGAGCTTTATCGAAGTCTGCAGACATTTTAACTGCTGCCGCTCCAAATGCAGCTAAAGGAAGTGTAAGCGACATAGAAAGACTCTTACCAAACCTTGTAAGATTTTGTCCTACTCGCTTAAATGTCTTGTCAAGCGCTATGGCTCTTTTATGTGCAGTTTTAAGACCTCTATCAAACTTCACGCCATCAGTGCGAAGCTCTAATACTGCCTCACCTAATTTTTCGCCTGGCATTGTACTTTAATCCCCATCGATTCAATGTGACTTTTTTGCTCGTCACGCGATAATTTCTTTTTTTGCTTACGCCTTGGCATAACAGCTTCCGACTTCATAGCCCTTCGCCAGTTCTGCAATACGGTGTGCTGTTCAGACTTCTTCATTACACCGTTACCAATAGCAATCTCATCTACTCGTCGAAAAGATTCTTCAGCTTGTAACTGTGGAAGCATTTCCAAGTAAGCATTTACATATACTAACTTGGTGTGGAGCCAACCTTCGACGCTTCCTCCGTAGAATCTTTGGAGTCTGGGGAGGACTCTTGCCCACCATTTGGCCGCGGAATCTCCCCGATGCTTTCCACGGCTTCCGAGAAAACCCGTATAATGGCGAGTTTATGTGAGGCCTTTAGTTTTTTAAATATAGCATCAGGCACAAGAACAACCTTTTTAGCAAGATCGTCAAGCTTAATGTCAAGGTCTGCTCCATCCTTTTCATTATAGCTTTCACCCATCAACTCACCAATTTTTTGACCACGATCAGCAATCCACATAAACTCATGCATCTCAAAATCTTCGGGTGAGGCGAGCTCATAGAGCTCGCCATCAATCCGAATCCTTTGTCGTGTAATCGCTGTACTAATATCAAGAAGTGCTTCTTTCTCTTTTACAATACCATCTTTAACATTCTTTTTTTCCACTTAATTCTCCCTTGTTTATGCTAACGCATCAGCATCCTGAATTACCAGTTTGCCAAAACGCTCTGCCTCTGTCGCAGCGTCCGGGTCTTCCAGCGCCAAGAACTCACAAGCCAAACCAACTGCATCACCCTTGTTGAATACTGGTGATGGGTTTCCAAACTGAATGACTCTGGGTATTTGATACTGAGCAGCCCAAGAATCACCATAGCTCGAAGGCCCTTTAATCAGCATCTTAAACTCTGCTACGTCCGGACCTTGCCTAAGCGTAATGTCTCTGTGACCAGGCACTCCTGATTCAGCAGCTATGTCCGAAACACTAACGTTGTTAAGTACCTTTGCGTACTCTTCCGCAGTCATGTCTTCGAGAATAAGGCTGATACGTAAATCCTCTTCAGTCCGAGCGGCCTTCACCGGACCAGTCGAGCCGAGAACTCGATGTGTACTGATTGACTGTTCATGAGCTACAGTCACTCCATCTTCGGCAAGGTTATACTTGCCGTTGGTGCCGAGCTTTTTCCAGTTTCCTGCAGGCGTTTCATCTGGGTCTGGCCAAGCTTCAGTTGCTGATAACCAAACTTCAAACGGTGCCATGACAATTTCAAATGGCTTCATCTTTATCCTCCATCTGTAGGTCGTGCATCGGCATAGATCACAACGGACCGCCAAAGCGCTGGCCACCCAGTCAAGTCATCACGGACCATGAATGGTCCACCGCTCCAACCGATGCTATGTATAAGCACACTGTCAACCACTCTGCGCACTAAGTGTCTAAGCACTTCGCACACTGCAAGGTCGAGAGCGTTTGCTTCAAAATAGGTTTTACCTAAAGACCAAATATCAATTCTTGGATCAAGCAGAGGCAAGAGCCTATTATGAATCAAGCCACCTGCTGGCACCAAAAGAATTACCTTGTCGGGAAGTTCTTCTATCTCATCCCGCGGTATCTCCCCAACGTACACGCGATCAGTTAAACTTGTAATTGTTGGTTCTGATCGTAACAAACTCCTAAACGTTGCATGAACGTTAATCATAATCTTTTTATCCTGCTTGTTAACGTTGGGTAAAGCGCGTCAGCTGCAGGCCTTAAATACGGATACGCTTTTGTACCTTTTCGAGCTATAGCTCGAGCTATTGCCCAAGCATGTTGGGCTGAAACTTTCATACTTCGACGAATTGCCTCAACAGGCGGAAAGTGCGGCCGTGTACCTTTCTCTACATAAATCGCATAAAGCACAGCCCAAACTCCCCACAGCCCGACCAGCACATTCTTTTTTTCAAGTCGAGTCCTGCGCATTTGTATTCCGCCTTGAAGCACTGCTGTTCGTTTTCGCACATTAGCTTTGGCGTGCGTCACACAGTCTACCAATACTGAGTCCATAGCCCAACCGACGTTTTTGTAGACTTTATTCTTTACCTCTTCGCCCCGCCAATTAAGCATTCTCGCCTACCTTGCATTCAATATGATTAGCTCGTTGCATCGGTGTTTCAAGTTTTAACTTACTAAACAATTCCCTGCCTCTGCGATCCCATACGCTGTTAATTGTATCTCCAACCTTTATGTCTGTACCTAAAGGTACAACCATAATTAAATCTCTTATACTAACAGTTGACTGATTACGCCTGGCAAGGTAACCTGAAGAGTACCAAACTCGACAGGGTGTTTCACCTATAACCTCAGGTGTAGGCGGACCTTTATGACCAAAGCCATCCTCCGCAGTTTGAGTGTCTCGAAGGATTCTCGCTGTCATGGTCATCATTGATCGAACGCTCATGCAAAAGGAAAGCCTCCTAACTTTCTTAAGGCTTCAGCTTTTTTAGCTTCATGCTTGCTTTGTGAAGCTGACCACTCACCTATTTTCTCAGAATCAAGTCCTGAGAACTGCACCGCCAGTTTCACCAAGTCTATTGTGACGCCAACTCTTACAGAGGCGTCACTCTCAGGTACATAAATGATTGTTACGAGATCACCCC